AGAAACCTGATCCAGACATGGATTTGGTTAATTTGCAGTTCTGGAACTGTATGGACTATGATTTTACCGTGATTCAGAAGCAATTTGTAGCTCCAATGGAATGGGAATGTCGTACAAGGCACTATGGAAACCAAAAAGGGCAGTATATTTGCACTTTAGACAACTATCATGGTGATTTTGACCAAATTGATGCATCAACAAGTGAGATGCCTGACGAACATAAGTCATTTAATCTAATTGAATTGCGAAATGGGCAGTTTTGCCTCTATCCAAACAACCGTTGTCGCATTTTTGATACCTCAATGACACCCGAAAATGTCAAAATACCTGATTTTAAGGTATCAACACGCATCTTTGAGGTTGAAAATGATGTAAAATGGGGAAGATTGGGAGATTGTGATGATTATTTCTGGACTACACCTGATGAACGACAAGAAAAGTAAGTATATTTTAGATTGGATAAGTAAATTATCCAAAATTCGACCAGAATTAGGTAATTTTGCTGTATGTCCCTATGCATCAACAGCTAATTTTATTATTTTAGAGGAAAAATTACGAAAAGTATGTCCAAGAGGTGGTTGGGATGTTGTAATTTACATTGTAGAGGATGATCATGACGAAGATTTTCTCTATGCAATGGTAGATGACTACAATCGAACATATCAAAAGTATAAATTCATCGCAGATCATCGAAAATCTCAAACAAAAATCAATGGAGTGCCCACAAGTAACGGAAAATACAATCTGGTTCTTTGTCAACCTCGTCAAGAACTAACAGAAGCAAGAAAAAAACTTGCAAAAACTGATTATTATGATTATTGGGACAAAAATTATCTTGAAGAGGTGCTCGAAGATGATTATAAGGTCGTTGAAATTCATATTGCACCTGAATTAGAATGAAAAATCAAGAAATGGGTCAACATTTACTTCTAGAGGTGTATGATGCCGAGTTTGATGCACTTAATGACCCTATTTTTCTAAAAGATTTACTGTTTAATGGCATCATGAAGTCAAAAAGCAAAATATTAAACACAATGATACATCAATTTGACCCACAAGGGTGTACGATTCTTTTTTCACTTGCAGAAAGTCATGTTTCCCTTCATACTTGGCCAGAAAAAGGATGTTTAGCTGCAGATTTTTATACTTGTGGTGATAAAGATCCCGAAATTATTGCAAATTCAGTAATTGAAGGATTAAAATCAAAAAAACATCGAATCAGATTGATAAATCGTTAGCAATTAGGTATAAATAAATCTAAAAGTACAATTAATGGCGATAAAACGCAAATCAAGAGCATTTAAGGATATTAGTCTGTCTTTTAACCCACATCCAGTGACAAAAGACTTGCCTGTATTGATAAATGAACGTGCAATCGTCAGATCAGTAAGAAATTTAGTTGAAACCATACCTACAGAAAGGTTCTTTAACTCTTTAATAGGTACAGATATTCGTGATTCACTATTTGACAACTTTACTTCGGTGACTGTTACTATTATTGAGGATCAAATACGTACCACAATAAGAAACTTTGAGCCTAGAGTTAGTAATGTTGGTATTGAGGTTGATGGATTTCCTGATAATAATGCCATTAATGTAAAAGTGCTTTTTGATATAGTTGGATTAGAGATACCCCAACAGTCGTTTAACTTTATATTAGAACCAACGAGATAATGCCTTTTACTCAATTTACAAGTTTAGACTTTGAGGAAATCAAAGTACAAATTAAAGATTTTCTCCGATCAAACTCAAATTTTACAGATTTTGATTTTGAGGGTTCTAATTTTTCAGTATTAATTGATACTTTAGCATATAATACTTATATAAACGCATTTAATGCAAATTTGGTTGCAAATGAATCATTTTTGGATTCTGCAACGATAAGAGAAAATGTTGTTTCACTTGCTCGTAATATTGGTTATGTGCCTCGCTCAAAAACCTCTGCAAGAGCAACAATTAATCTAAATGATATAAATCTAGGTCCAACCTCTAATGCCACACCAAAGTTATTAAAGATACGTCCTGGTTTAATTTGTATCGGAAATGAGCAAGGTAGTACTTTTCGATTTTCAGTTCCTGATAGTATTACTTCATCACGAATCAAAAATGTAGGAAATGACTCTTTTGCACAATTTGATGATGATATTGAAATTTATGAGGGAACATACCTTTCAAGAACTTATCTTGTAGATACATCAATTGATCAAAGATTTATCATTGATAGCCCAAACATTGATACCTCAACTCTTCGTGTTTATGTAAGTGCAATAGGTGAACCAAATCTTATAAGAAAATACTCTCAAGTTGATAATATATTAGATATAGATAAAAATTCAGAAATATATCTCATACAAGAAGTACAGGATGGAAAATATGAAATTCTCTTTGGAGATGGGTTGTTCGGTAGAAAATTAGAAAGTAATCAAACAATTACTGCAACATATATTGTTACAGAGGGTGAGGGTGGAAACGGACCTTCTAATTTTAGTTTTCAAGGTACATTTGAGAAATCAAATAGCGATGGTTCATTTTCATTCTTTACACCAATAGATAATGTTCTAATATCAACCGTTAGAAACGCTTCTAATGGTTCTGATGTTGAAGATGTGTCTTCTATTAAGTATTTTGCTCCAAGACTTTACTCAGCACAACAGAGAGCAGTTACACCAAGAGATTATGAAGCAATAATCGCTACAATATTTCCTCAAACTGAATCCGTTGCTGTCATAGGAGGAGAGGAATTAGACCCTCCTCAATTTGGAAAAGTGCAAATTAGTATAAAACCAAAGAATGGTACTTTTGTATCAGATTTTGATAAAACTCAAATTAAAAATAAATTAAAGAGTTACGCTATCGCTGGTATTAACTCAGAAATTGTTGATCTTAAAATACTATATGTGGAGTTAGATACAACAGTATACTATAATCCATCGCAGGTAGCATCACCACTTAATCTTAGATCCAGTGTGATATCATCACTTAATCAATATGCGAACAATGTTGAAATGAATAAGTTTGGTGGAAGATTTAAGTATAGTAAAGTGAATCAATTGATAGACCGTGTGAATGATGGTATTACGTCAAACATTACAAAAGTAATAATAAGAAGAGATCTGAAAGCTCTATTGAATCAATTTGCACAATATGAACTATGTTTTGGTAATCGATTTAATATAAATCCTGCAGGATTCAATGTTAAGAGTACAGGATTCACTTTAACTGGAACTAGCAGTATTGCTTATTTGACAGATATACCAAATAAAGACGTTGCTGGCAATCTTGACGGTAGTGGTAAAGGAGTTATTAGTGTTGTAACCAAAAATAATAAGAATCAACAAGTAGTATTAGTTAAAGATGCTGGAGGTGTTGATTACATGAAAGGAGAAGTCATATTAAACACAATTAATTTTGCATCAACACAATCTCAAAATAATATAATTGAAATTCAAGCATATCCTGAATCGAATGATGTTGTGGGATTGAAGGATTTATTTGTAAATTTTGACGTTTCTAATAGCTCCATAAATATGGTGAAGGACGTAATTGCATCAGGAGAAGATGTTTCAGGTGTTGTATTCACAAGAGATTACTTTACCTCAAGTTACTCAAATGGAGTTTTAGAGAGGAAATAATTTATGTCACAATTTGACAAAAGAATAAAGGTCAATACGATTATTGAAAATCAGTTACCTGAGTTTATACTCACTGATTTTCCTAATGCCACAGAATTTTTTAAGCAATATTACATCTCACAGGAATTTCAAGGAGGTCCAAGCGATTTAATTAACAATCTTGACCAATATTTAAAGGTTGATAATTTAGTTCCAGAGGTTGTTGTAGGAATTACGAGTATTACTTCCTCTATTACTGATACAGATGCAATAATAAACGTTCCAAGCACAAAGGGATTTCCTGATGAGTATGGTTTGTTAAAAATTGATGATGAAATAATATCCTATACAGGTATTACATCTACATCATTTACAGGTTGTGTACGTGGTTTTAGTGGAATCACAGGTTACAATGTTGGTATATCTTCCTCTTTACTTGAGGTTAACAAGGAAAAATTAAAATTTGATAATACCTCTTCATCTTCACACGAGTCAGGTTCGACTCTTACTAATCTATCAGTATTATTTGTTCAAGAATTTTACAAAAAATTAAAGAAAACATTTTTACCAGGTCTCGAAAATAATGATTTCACTTCAGATTTAGATGTAGGTAACTTTGTTAAGTTTGCTAGATCATTCTATCAATCAAAAGGTATAGAGGAGTCAATAAGAGTATTATTAAAAGTATTATATGGAGTAGAATCTAAAATATTAGATTTAGAAAATAATCTTATAAAACCATCAAGTTCAGAATTTATAAGAAGAGAAGTTATAGTTGTTGATTTAATT